CCCGGCATTCAAGAACAATGGCCGGGCTTCATCCTACGCCACCCTCGCGAGCGTGTGGGACGCCTGCCGCAAGGCGCTCTCCGGCAATGGGCTGGCCGTGACGCAGACGACGCGCCCCGGTGACGGCAACACCGTGACCATGGTCACGACATTGATGCATGGCAGCGGCCAATGGATTCGCGGCGAACTGACGGTGAAGCCGACCAAGAGCGACGCCCAGGGCCTCGGCAGCGCCATCACCTACGCCCGCCGATATGCCTTGGCTGCCATGGTGGGCGTGGCGCCGGAGGATGACGACGGAGAAGGCGCGGTAGGCCGGCAAACGCAGCCCGAGTACCGCAACGGCCGGAACGATGACGACGCGGCGGCGGCGGCCGAGTTCGCCAACGGTCTGATGGCCGAAATCGAGCGGACCAAGACCACCGGCTTTCTGGTCGAGTTGATGACGCTCGACCGCAACAAAAAGGGCATGGCGAAGCTGGAGGACAAATACCCGGACCTCTACCAGCAGGTCCGCAACATCCAGCAGCGCCAGGCGCAGAAGCTCACGAAGGCTGCGGCATGAGGCCCCGCCAGCGCAAGCTCACCATGGAGCAGCGCGAGCAGATGCGCGCCATGAAGGCGGCCGGCGAGAAGCTGGAATACCTGGCCGCGCTGTTCGGGGTGAGCCGGCAATGCGTTGACTACCACATCTATGCCAAGGTCGCGGAGACGCGGCGGCGGCACTCGCGAAAGGCTGCGTGATGCCCATCGGCGCTAGATCCCTGAAGCGCAAGGTGCGGGTGAAGGAATCCACCTTCATCCGCTCGGTGTCGCACAAGATGTTCATTCGGCAGCAGCGCTGCATCCTGTGGGGCCGCCCCGGTCACGAATGCAAGGGGCCGGTCCAGTGCTGCCACTACCGGATGGCGACGGGCGGGGGCATGGGCCTCAAGCCGTCGGATGAATTTACCTTCCCTTGTTGTTGGGGCGGGCACGACCTCCAGCACAAGATTGGAGAGGTCGAGTTTCAGGAGCGGTTCGGGCTGGACCTTCGGGAGGTCTGTAAGCGCTTCGCCCGCCGGTCAACCGATCCGAGAGTGAGAGAGGCCGTCAATGACGCCGCATGAACGGCAGTGCTTGCACTGCGGCAAAGCACTTGCGCGCCGGCCCACGGAAGAACTTCGCGATTGGCGACGTCGTGTGTTTTGCAACCGCACTTGTTCGCTCAAGGCTCGTGCGATTTCGCCCGCTGAGAAGGTGATCAACGGCAGCACACTCGCAAACGGCGGTTGCTGGGAATGGCATCTTCACAGGGACCGCAAGGGATATGGCCGGGCCGTGGACGCGGCGACCGGAGAGGTCTTGGCGCATCGTATCAGCTGGATTGCGCACCACGGTCCCATCCCGAAGGGGATGCATGTTTTGCATCGCTGCGACAACCCGCCCTGCGTCAACCCGGAACACCTTTTCCTAGGCACCAACGATGATAACGCCGCCGACCGGCACGCAAAGGGCCGCAGCAAAGGCGCGGCGGGCGAGCGCAACGGCAAAGCCAAGTTACTACCCGAACATGTCGCGCAAATTCGACGGGAAGTCGCATTGCTGCCGCTAAGTCCGTCTGGCAAGCGCCTGAAGGATGGCGCGCTGGCCCCTGTGGCTGCGAAGTATGGGATTTCAGAATCATCCATCCGCGCCCTGGTGGCGGGCAAGACATGGAGCCACATCCGATGACCCGCAACAGCACAGAGCTTGAACCATGGAAGATGGCCGAGGAACTCGCCCAGCGCGGCATGGCCTGGGCGGACGCAAACGCGGCGGCGGAAGCCCTGGAGGAAACCCGGCAGTCGGTCTACTCGCAGATCGCAACCGGCTTTCTGGAGGCGGGCGACAGCGCAGCCAAGGCCGAACTGAGAGCCAAGGCGGACGAGCGCTATCAGACGCACATCAAGAGCATGGTGGACGCTCGCCGGACAGCCAACAGGGCGCATGTGCGGTGGAAGACCTACCAGGCGTTCGTGGAACTGGTTCGCTCAGCGGAGAGCAGCCGGCGGGCCGAGATGAACCTTGCCCGGTGACCTGCCTCATGCACGACCGCTGTCCCCGTCATGACTGCCATGACGCCTGTATCGAGGAGGCGCTGAGCCCATGAACGCCCTGTTCTCGATATGCGACCTGACGGTGAGACCATGAGCGAGGAACTCATTGCGCGGCTAGAGAAGGCGACAGAGGGCTCGTTCGAGCTCAATTGCGCCGTCCAGAACTGGTTCCGGGAACAGCCTGACGGCTACGACTGCGGCGACGATGAAATCCCATACTGGAGCGGCAGCATCGACGCGGCGATGTCGCTCGTGCCGGAGGGGTGGCCGGTCGTCAAGCTGAGCAACGAGCGCAACGCCAGCTTTCCTGACGACAACGCACACGTCGAACTTGCCACCGAGCACTGGGCTGACCCGCAAGCTGGGCAGGGCCGTGTTGTTGATGGGCACGCCGCGACCCTGCCGCTTGCCCTCTGCATCGCGGCATTGCGCGCCCGCGCCACCCAGGAGAAGTGACCCCATGAGCAGCCCATCCCCCGCAGCACCGATGGAGAGTGACGGCGCAACGCCAGAACTAGCAAAAGGTAGCTGGCAGCGACGCGCCGAAGCAGCGGAGGCCGAGCGCGACCGGTACAAAGCAGCTCACGAAGCAGCGCTATCCCTTATGTCGATGGCCGCGAGAGACGGCCTGTCGCTTGTTGAGGCTTCGGAGCGACGCACAGCCGCCTCCGAAGCCGCCCGCGCCGCAGCGGAGGCCGAACGCGCCCGTTGGGCAGCTAAGGCCAACAGAGTCGCCATTTTGCTACTGGAGTCGGAGGCGCAAGCGGCGAGGCTCCGGGAGGCGCTGGAGCGCATTCAGGGATTGTTGCACGGGGAGATCAACGCAGACGCATCGGCTGCTCATGCAATCGCACGCGCCGCCCTCACCACCCCGCAGGAGGGCGACGGACATGGCTAACGACCTGCGGGAGAGGGCGGAGAAGCTGGTTGACGCCATGGGCAACATCGGCGTGCGGAACCGGCGCGCGAAGAAGATCGACTTGCTCACTGCCGCCCTGCGCGACGTGCGGCGGGAGGCGATAGAGGCGGCGGCGAAGGTGGCCGTTGCCGTCCAGATGGAGAATCACACTTCCGTACAGCGGATGTGGGCCGCCGGTGAAGTAGCAATCCGCATCCGCGCCCTGCTGCCGCCCACCACCCCGAAGGGAGGTGAGTGATGGAAACCGCCCTGGAGCTGGCACAGGTGTTCGGTTGGATCGGCCTCGGCGTGGGCGCGATCATCATCGCGGTTGCCATCGCCGACGCCATTATTCGCCGCTCGCAAAGAGGATGGTGAAGCCATGACCACCCCCTCCGACATCAAGGCCGCGCTGGTAGAGGCGATGGCGAAGGCGATTTGCCGCGCAAGCTGCGACCGCATTCAACAAACCGATGTGTGCGAGAAATACGGTTGTAAGTTCTGGCACAAGGTTGACGCCTCAGCCGCCCTCGCCTCCCTCCCTCCCGTGCTGGAGCGGTTCGGGTGCAAGGTGACAAGGCGCGAGCCGAGCGATGCCATGGTGGTGGCGACCACGCGCGCTGAGCCCATCACGTATTTCCCGCTCGCGACGGCAGCCGAAGGCCGCCGCAATCAACTGCGCGCTGCGCACGACGCCGCGCCGACCGTGCCTTGGGAGAGCGACAATGGCTGACCTCCCATCCACGCTCGCAAGCCTCACGCTCTTGGCGGAGGAGGTGAAGGCCGACAATCTGGTGACGCACCGAGAGGTCACCCTCGCCTCCGCCGTGCTGGCGCTGGTCGAGGTGGCGAGGGCTGCGGAGAACATCCGCGTCCTGTCGCTGCCAGCTCGGCAGACCAACCAACTGACACGCTCGTGGGTCAAGCCGCTCGACGAGCTGACCGGAGCCCTCTCCCGCCTGTCAGATCTAGGGGAAGTAGATGTTGGATTTCGGCCGTAGGCCGACGACCGGAGGTTAGGAGGACACCATGGAAACGCAAGCCATCACCGTTGACCGCGCCGAGGCCAAGAGGCTCTACCGCGAATACAAGAAGCACCGGCACTGGTCCGAACCGATCGATGCGGAAATTCAGCGCGCCTACCAACTGATCGCGCAAGGGCGGCTGGTGATCCGGGCGCTGGAAAGCATCCGCACCGCCGGCTTCAACGAACAGGGGCTGCCCAAGCTCGCAATCTGCCGAGCCGACGCCAAGATGTGCCGACTGGAGCCTTTGACCGGCGCGTGGCTTCCCGAGCGTCGGTTATATGAGCGGCGCGGCTTCCGCTTCATCGACAGCAGGGCGCCTGGCTGGAGCAGTCGGCGGCGCAAGGGAACGGCGTTCGATGTGCTGTGGTCCGGCATGGCGCCGGGGCCGGCGCGCGGCCACGAAGGCATCGTCCCGCTGGTGCCCGTGAACCTGCGCCCGCAGCGCGGTCTTGCAAACTACCACATCCTCTGGGAAGCCGAGTGGACCCGCACCGTCCCGGTTGATCCGCTGCTGCTGCGCCAGATCGGCGATGGCGACATGTGGGTTGTGGTCGCGGCCTGGGACCTGACGCCGGTCGAACAGGCCGCATTGCAGGCCCGACTCTCATCGTGACCAACCCCCGCCCACGCCTGCCCCTGGAGCCATGACAGCCCTTACCGCAACCGACGTTGCCCGCCTGCTGAGAGTGCATCCGGCGACGCTTGCCGGGCACCTGCCGGCGCTCTATCGGCAAGGCTTCCCTCGGCCCCGTGAGATCGGCCGCTGTCGCCGCTGGTCCGCCGACGCTGTTGTTGCGTGGCTTGCCGGCAAGCCGCAGGCCGGGCCAAAATCGGAGACTGAAAGCCTGCTGGAGGACATAAGGCGTGCCTTCTGAGCCGCTGCCCTGGGTCACGGTCCGCCGGAATCGCAACGGCAAGGAGCGGCACTATTGGCAGCGGCGCGGCTTCAAGCTGGTCCGCCTTCCGGACGACCCGGTTGAGCGACTGGCGCGCGTCACCGAACTCAACCAGACAGCAGACGCCGGAGCGGCTGGAGCGCACGGCACCATTGCGTGGTGCATCGCGCAATACCGAGCGTCGGCGAAATTCGCCAGCCCTGACGGCCTCGCAAAATCAACCCGCAAGGTCTACAGCCGATGGCTCAGCTTCTACGAGCGCGCCATCGGTCGGCGGCATGTCAGCGCCTTCACCCGAGGCGCAGTGATCGAGCTTCGGGAGCTTCTGTTGCAAAAGCACAAGCTCGGCACGGTCAACCATGCCTTCGCTGTCCTGCGCCTTGTGCTGGAGATCGCCCGCAACCGGGATCTGATCGCGGTCAACCCAGCGACCGACCCGGAGTTGAGCACGGCGCCTGCCCGCGAGACGGTCTGGACCGACGATCAATTCCGCGCCGTCGCCGATGCCGCCAGCCCCGAGGTGCGGCTGGCCCTGCATCTGCTGCTCTACACCGCGCAGCGGCCGGGCGATGTGGTCAAGATGGCCTGGTCGCAGTACGATGCGCCTAACGGCCGCATCCTGGTTCGCCAGGAGAAAACCGGAAAGCGCATGCGCGAACTGTTGGGCGTGCCCGTGCACAAGGCTCTCAGGGCCGCACTGGACGCCGCGCCACGGCGGGGGCCACTGATCACCGTGCACCCCCTTGGCCGCTCCTGGACGGCCGCCCGCTTGCGTCTGCACGTGCACAAAGCGATGAAGCTGGCGGAAGTGGACCGCCATTTACTGCAGAACCGCGATCTGCGCCGGACGGCCGTCGTGAAGCTCGCCGAGGCCGGCGCGACCGTGCCGCAGATTGCTGCCGTGACCGGGCACGGGATGAAGCAGGTTGAGAAGATACTGGCCGTCTACCTTCCGCGTCGTAGCGACGTGGCGGCGGCTGGAATTGCCGCGTGGGAGAAGGGCGGGACGCGTTAGACCACAGGGCAGAAGTGCCTGTGCTGCAATGTGGATAAACTGTGGATTGAGTCTAACGCGTGATGACCTAAGCGGTTCTGGCATAACAGAAAATCGCCGCAAAGAAGCTTAACGCGGCATGAACGGCTATGTTTGATTTTGTTGAAGAATTTCCACGCACCCGGCTAACGCGTTAGACTCGGCGGCTACTGGCAGGCTCTCAGCTGCGCCCTGAGCGTGCCGTAGTCCTGCATCATCCGGTCGAGCGCGGAGTCCGGCGGCAGCGTGTCGAGATCGTCGGCCGCCTTCGCCAGGAACTCCCGCGAGTAGTTCGTGACCGGCGGGCAGACGGAGATCTTAGAAGGTGCCGGACCGCAGCCGCTTAGTAACGTCGTCGCGGCTACGAGGACCATCGGCAGCAGCCTTGGCTTGCGCATCTTTGACCTTCGCGGTGGTTTCGAGGTTGTCGACCCGCTCTGCATTGCGGCCTGACTGTCGCGCGCCCAGGAGAACCGCCAGGAGCGCGCCACCGATTGCTGCAAGGCCGGCGAGCTTGCCGCCGAGGCCGCCGAACAGCTTCAGCAGGATTGCGGGCATCACTTCGCCTGCTTCGGTGCGAAGTGGGTGACCAGCGTGCCAACCATCCCGACCGCGAGCGTGCCGAGGAAGCCGGCGGTGTCGACCGAGACATTCCAGTCGAATGCGACCCTCAGCAGCTCTTGCGCCGCAGTGGGCGGGATCATCCAGTATTGGACGGAGGCAGCGATGGCGCCCGCTAGGCCGCCGGCTACGGAGCGATACATGGTCAGTCCCTCAGTACGTCCAGCGCCTTGCGCCAGTACAGCATGCGTTCATCGAGCCCATTGAGGCCGCCGTTAATCGTCCTGACGATCCTCGAGAAATTCGCCTCCCCGCCTGCATCCGAGTAGGCGTTGAGTCCCCTGTCCTGCCAGAACCACCCGGCAGATCGGGCGGCATGCCTGGGCACGCAGAGCAGATCGGGCGTCGATACAAGGTCGAGGTCCAGCGCCTCGCCGCAGCGGCGGTAGTTGTCCTTGCCGGTGACCTGGATCAAACCGCGCCCCCGGTACTTCCATCCCTCGGTGGGACTGTTGCCCAGCCGCTTGCCATAGACGTAGTTCGCCAGCTTCTCGGGTTGCCGCTCGAAGTCCCTTGCCGCATCCAGGCTCGGGAACCGCCCCGGCCATACCGCCCTCAGCCGCTCGGCGCTGTAGGACAGGTTTTCCTCCAGCCGCCTGCACTCCCCGCTTTCGTGCGCCACGTTCGCCAGGAAGGCCGCCTGCCGGGGCCATGTGGTGATGTCGAACTCAACCATCGCTACGTTGAGCGGGGCAAGCCACTCCTGCCGGCACATCGGCATGATGCGGGCTAGTTGATCGGGGGAGATCATCACGGCACCGTCCACCACGCCAGGGGATGCCATGCCAGCGCCAGGAGCATCGGCAGGATGCGGGCTAGTTGATGGGGGGTGGTAATCATGGTAGATTCACCCCGCTCGCCATTCTTGGCGGGTTGGCGAGGGTGACCCCGGCCGGGATCTGACCTTCGGCGCCTCGCCGATTGCCCGGCCGAACCTCATGACCGATCACGAAGCGAGAATGACATACCACCGTGCGGCCAGAGCGTGGACTGCGCGCATTATTCCGGCGCGTTGCTGGCGCCCTATAGACACGGCGAGCAGGGCCACCGACTACCACCACGGGGCAGGATTCATGAACGGGCGGCCGGTGTATCTGCGCATCCCGTTTCTGCCAAAGCCGGGTTGGGATATTGGTTGGTGGTGCCACAAAGGGAACTGTTGGCGCTTCATCGGTGACGACGGCGCTGGCGACATCCAGCCTACGCATTGGGCACCAATCCCCGCTCCGGAGCCCGATCAATGCCCAGCCGATCCGCCGCCAAGCAAGCCGCCGCGATAGTCATCACCCCACCACCCACAGCGCGCCGGATACCAGCAGCATGGCGAGCAGGCAGCCGACCACGGTCAGGATCAGCATGTCGGCCGGGCTCATCGCAGCACCACGCCGGCAACCACCGCGCCGGTGCCGACGAACAGGCTCACCGTCCACCACGGGTGGGCCATCACCCAATCGACAATCGCCATGAACCAGTCGGGGAGGTCGTGATCGTGGTTCATTTGTCGCTCGCCCTCCGTCGATAGCCGCGCCGGGTCTTGCGCTCGTCGAGCGCCATGCGGATACGCAGGTAGAGAAGCACCAGCCCGCCCAGGACCAGCAGGACGTGAGTCACCCCGTCGAACATGGTCCACCAGAATGGGGCGGTCAGGGCTGGCGCCGCGATGGACGTGTCGGCCGCCGTTTTGACCAGCTGCTCTTTCAGCCCTTCAGACACGGCCATGGCTCAGCTCCCCCGCCCTGGCTTGCGTGGCTCAGCGGGCATGAAGCCATCCCCGCCGACCATGATGCAGGCCGCACCATCCGGTCGCATCAGCAGCACGGTCCAGTCGCCGGCCGGACCCACCGTGATCTCCACTGGGAGCGAGGGTGTGCCCGCCGTGCGCGCGGTGAACATCCGGACCTCGCCGGACTCGACCCGCAGCCGTTCGGTCAGGAGCTCGGCCCGGAAGCAGGCTTGGCCGAACGCGGGCGTGGCGGCCAGAAGGGCCGCGGCGATGATGGCAAGCTTCGGCATCGGCGCCTCCCTTAGTCCCTCACCCGTTCCTCGACCCTGAGCCGCCGGCCGAACATGCCGTGTGCGCGCCAACTGATCGGCGACGGGTCGACCATCAGGCCCCACATGGTCTTTTGGTGCCGGTAGGTGGTGTCGAACCGATCGAGGCACAGCAGGATGTCGGTGCCGATGCCGTTGCGCAGGTCCATCGCCAGCATGCGGGTCCAGGCGTCGGCCTCGCTGATCGCCGGCAGCGTGATGTCGGCAACCCGGTGCTTCGGCCCCTGCTTGATGAACACGTTGCCGGTCGGCGTCTGCTGGCGCAGCGAGCGGTCGACGACGCCGAGCTCGGCCGGGAAGTCCCAGGAGCGCGCCGGCGCCCAGGCCATGCCGACCACGATTCGGCCGGCCTCGGGCGGCTGAGTGTCGGACAGGTCGATGCGCAGGTAGCGCCCTTGCCAGTCGCCCCAGTGGAGCATCTGGCCGAAGGTGGCGACGTCGATGTCGCTGCTCGCCGTGCCGCTGTCGTAGAGGTCGCGGGCGGCACCGGTGCTGTCGGCGCTGGACAGCCCCACCCGCCGGGTGAGCGCCGACGTACCCTCGAGCCCGAACAGTCCGACGAAGTTGAAGCTCACCGCCGAGCCGAGATCAGCCACCACGTAGGCGCTGTTTGCCGCGGCCCGCCACACCACGCCGAGCTGCGCGTCCTGCAGGTTGGTCACCGGCGCGCTCGTCTCGGCGCTGTCGGTCGACAGGGTGGCGCTGTCCGCCAGGTTGATGTCGAGGATGCGGACGCCTACCGGCATGGGTCACCTGTGCTATGCTGGCGGGCATGAGCGAACTGATTGCCGAACGGCCGGGACCGATCGCCTCGTCTAACGGCGCTGACCGCGACCGATTTGTCCGGTGGGGCTCAACTGCTGTTGACATTCTTATGGTCGAATCCAGACCACTCGACCGCGGCGAGTTGCGCGCCAGAACGAAGTGCAAGGCCATTCCAGTCGGGCTCGGAATGTACCGACTGGTCGAACCCCCGCCGGGCTTTCTTGGGATCGAAATTGGCGATGCGGTGAATACTTTCATCGCAAGTGACGGACGGCAGTGGGAGATATTCCACGCGCTTGGTCAGCCCGCCGGCGCGCCGCTGGCCGCCACCTAAACGAGAAGCTCGATCTCGACCTCGTTCCGCGCCGCGTCCTCTTTGAGCGACACGACCCAGCCGACCTTGCCGCCGCGCAGATCCCAGCGCGGATAGGTGAGCCGGATGGTCTGGCCCAGCCGCAGCCGCCACAGCGCGCGGGGGGTGCGCAGCACGTAGATGTTCCGGTCGACCCCGTACAGGTCAGCCAGCCGCTCGGCCTCGTCGTCGGCGTCGGCCTCGTCGTTGAACAGGGCCGGCACGTAGGGCGGCTCGCCGGCCAGCACATGCGCCGACCCGGCGCCAGTGTCGAGCGGGTCGGTCACCCGGTCGGCCACCGCCAGTTCGGCCACCCGGGCGTCGGTGACGCTGCCGGCAATGTCCTGCGTCTGCACCGTCCAGATGCGTTCGAATGCCACCCGGACCGTGCGCGCTGGCGGATCGACCGGGCCAGCCCGGCGCTCGGGCGGCACCAGTAGGTCGCGCGCCCCGATGTCCACGGTGTCGAGCGCCAGGTCGGAGCCGAAGCGGGCGATCGTCACCTTGCCGGCCCGGTTGTCGCTCAGGAACAGCCCGAGCGGCGCCAGCAGCCGGATCAGCGCGTCGGCCCGGCTCTCGCTATCGTCCTGGATCACCCAGTTGACCGGCGCGGGCTGATCGGCCGCGGCCTGGTCGAAGGTGCCGAGGTCCAGGCTTGAGGCCGCGATGTCGGCCCGGTCGATCAGGAACCGCTTGGCGATGTCGGCCGCCGTGGTGACGTAGGTGCCGGAAGACTTGTCGCCCCGGATGTCGCAGGTAATCAGGCCGGCCGGCGAGGCAACCAGCGTGAACGCACCGTTCGCCAGGTTGAGGGTGTAGTCGGTGGTCAGCACCAGCGTGGCGCCGCGCTCATAGACCGCCGTGATGTCCTGCACCGTGCCGCCGCCGTGCGGACGGTAGGTCTTCGCCGTAGGATCGACCAGGAAGGCCGAGCAATCGACGTTGGCGCACTCGCCATAGCAGAGCGGCTTGCCCTTGCCCTTCAGGTTCGCGCCGCCGTCCACGCCGCCGGTGCCGCCGAAGCGGTCGCTCAGCGCCGGCAGGCGCAGCGGCAGGAGCGGCGAGCGCAGCCGGATCACCACCTCGGCCTCGTCCGATTCCCAGCCCTCGGCCGTGCCGTCAAAGATGATCTGGAAATCGGCCAGCGCCGCGCCGCGGTCGCCGACCTTCACCACCACCCGACGTCCGTCGACCGCGAAGTTCGTCACCATGGTGTCGAGCTGGCCGTCGAGATTGGCGAGCCGGATCTCACCTGATGCCGTGGCAATGCCGCTGAACTGGACTAGGCCGTCGCCGGTCGGCAGGCTGCGGCTGTAATAGAGCGGCTGGTTGAGGCGCGGCAGATAGACGGTGTTCGCCGGCGTGTCGTCATCCTGGCTGACGAACTTGCGGTCGCAGAACCGGAAGGTCACGATGCCGGTCGCGCTCTCGGCGGCGGGCTGCAGGGCCGACAGCGGCAGTTCCGACAGCGCCGCCACGTCGCCGACCTCGGCAACGCCGATGCGCTGAAACAGGTCCATCTCGACCAGGTAGACCAGATCGCGGGTCGAATCGCTGACCAGGGCGGCCAGCGCGTCGGCCGGCACGCTCTCGTCGAGCGCCGTCGATAGCGGGAGTTCGGAAAGCGCGCCGTCGCTCAGCATGGCGCGCTACGCCGGTCGGGCGGCCCGCAGCGCCTTCTTGTCGGCCAGCTTCGCCCGCGTCTGTTCCGGCAGCGTCGCCACGACCTGCGGCATGGCGTCGAGCAGATCCTCGAGCGCGCGCGGCATGTCCCGGTCGCTCGCCTGCATGGCCGCGCGCCAGAAGACCTGCGCGTTCTCCGCGCGAGCCGCGGACTGCTCGGCCAGGAAGGCGGCCTCCTGCTCGGGCGTCATCTCGTGGCGCACGCCGTCGCGCTTGTAGGTGAGCGGCATCAATACTTCCTTCCGAACAGGCGCACCTCACCCGAGGCGATGTTGCCGCTGTCGGGCAGGATGCGGATCGCATCGATGGCCGTCGCGGCGCCGATGTACTTGCCGCTGATGATGTTGTGCTGCATCAGGTTGTCGGCGTTGCGCCGGTAGCGGCCCCAGCCGAACAGGTCCTTGGTATAGGTGCCGTTGTTCGGCGTGATGATGCTGATCTCGCCGGAGATCGCGTGCGACGCCGAGGCGTTGTCTGTCGCGCCCGCCAGGATGACGTGAGTGGCGGTGGTCGAATTCAGCGCGCCGACCGAGCCGTTGCCGTTCGTGGTGATGTCGTACTGGTAGTCTGCAGCCAGGAAGGCCGCCGCGATGGAGATCCGGAACAACAGCGAGGCGCCGTCAGCGCTCAGGCGCAGGTTGTCGAATTCGAGCCGATAGCGGGTGTAGGTGCCATCGACGCTGAAATCGAGGGTGGAGTCCGCCGCGGCGGTATCCTTCCCGATCAGCAATTCATTCTGGCGGTCGCCAGGGTGCACCAGCGCCACGGTCTTGTTGCCGGTCGACCAGCTGACCGCCGAGCCGCCATTGCTCGACGCGATGATGGTGGCGCGGGTCAGGCTGGTGCCGCCGCTCAACGCGCCCTCGGCAACCTCCCAATTCGTGCCGTCCGTGGTCATGAACGTGCACGTCGAGCCGTTGCCGATGCCGGAAAGGAAGGTCTGGAAACTCGTGACCGCGCCAGCCAGCGTCAGCGTGCCGGTGCCGGTGGTCGCGGTGGTTTCCTTGACCCGCTCGGCGAGCTTGAACATGCGGTGACCTCAGCGTCGGTCGTGAGTGATGGCGCGGGCGAGCCGGTCGAAGGACTCGCGCAGTGCACGGATCTCGGTCAGGTTCTCCGCCGCGATGGCATCCGCCGCCCGGCCCTGCAGCGAGGCGATCTCGGCGCTGCGGCCGGATAGCGAGCCCTGGATCGCGTTCAGGTCGGTCGTCACGCCGCCGAACTCGGCACGGTAGTCGCTGGACGAGCGGGCATAGAAGTCCTGCGACAGCCCGAGCAGCGCGCGGCCGGCCTGGGGTGCCCGCGCGGCCGCGTCGAGGTCGCCGTTGTTCGCTCGGGCGATCAGTTCGTAGAACTGCCGCCGCGCCTCGTTCAGCTGCTCCAGCGGCTTCAGCGGCGACAGCCCGTCGTCGAGCTTGAGCGAGTCCAGGAACTGGCCGATCGAGTCCTTGGTCCGGTCAATGCCTTCGCGCAGCCGGTCGAACTCGCGAGACAGCCCGGCCAGCTGCTCGCCCTCGAGCGCCACCCTGGCCTGCTCGAGCGCGGCCATCGCTTCCTCGAGCTTCCCGCCCACCGCGCCGGCGATCAGCGTCTCGTCGACCTCGGTGATGCCCGCCAGCGCGCCGCGCTCGATCGCAGCGTTGACGTAGTCGAAGACCGCCCGCTCGGCGCTGGTGCTGTTGCCGTAGCCCTCGCCGTTGAAGCCGAAGGCGAGCCGGCCCTGTAGCTCGGAGAAGCCGCCGACGCCACGCTCGGTGACCGTCGTGCCGAGCTTCGTCGCGAGATCGGACAGCGCGCGCGCTGCCTCCGTGGCGAAGCCCACGACCTGGCCGCCGGAGAACCCGTTGTCTCCGCTCGTCATGGTACCGAACAGGCCGCCGTCGCCCATCAGCACGCCGCCGGTGCCGTTCGGGCCGACGCTCGGCTTCTTCTTGCCGAAGATGCTGTAGAGCACGCTGCCAGCGGCGAGTGCCGCGCCGACATAGGGCATCGCTGCGCCCAAGCCGGACACCAGGCCGGTCGAACCGCCGGTCATCAAAGCGCCCGAGCCGGCCGCCACACCCCCGCCCTCCAGCAGGCCAGCCGCCGGAAGGGCGATGCCAGCGGCCGACCCACCGCCGCCGCCGAACAGGGACATGATGCCGCTGCCGGCCGAGCTGAATAGCGACCCGATGCCGCCACCGCTGCCGGAGCCTGCCGAGCTGAACAGGTTCCCGGCGCCAGAGAACAGACTGCCGAGCAGCCCCCCGCCGCCGCTGCCGCTACCCTGCCCGGTCAACAGGTTCTCGAATGGCTTCGTGATCGTGGTCCGAAGCGCGATCCGCGCGATGTCTTCGGCCACGCCGCGCAGCACGTCGGAGAACTTGGAGCCCTTCAGGATCGCGTCTTCGAACGCGGTGCCGATCACGTTCGCGAAGTCGCTGGCGGCCCGGCGCGACTCCTCGTAGCCGTCCTTTAGGGCGGTGAGGGTCTGGTCCTGCCTGCCGAGCTCGGTCGCACGCTCCCGCAGCAGGGCGATCTCCTCGGGCCCGAGCGCGATGTTCTTCTGCTTCGCCTCGGCGAGCAGCTGCTGCATGCGCAGCTCGATCCGGTACGCCTCTTCGGACTGCCGCAGCGCGCCGAGCAGGGTTTCGTTCTTCTCGATCTCCTCCGACGTGGAGTTGATCAGGTTGAACTTGGCGGCAGCAACCTCGCGCTGGGTCTTCGCAAGCTGCCCAAGGCTCGCGTCCTCGGCGTCGAGCGCCGCGCTGTACTTGTCCTGCGCCTCCTGCGCCCGCTTCAGCTCGGCGATGGTCCGCACGAGCGATTCGATCCGGTCTTCTTCGGCCTTGGTCAGGCCGCGGATACCCTCCAGCGCCTGCGCCGCCGCCTGCTGCTGCTTCTTGATGTCGCCGGCCAGGTCGCCGCCAGAGAGCCGAGCCCTGCCGACGAGCACCTCGGACTCCAGCCCACTGATCATCTTCGCAACGGCGTCTGGCTTGGTAGGCGACATCTTGCCCTTGTCGCCCGCTGCCGGCCCGCCCGCGGCATTCAGTCGTGCGCGCCCGCGCATCTGATCCTCGAGCTGGGCCTCCAGATCGGCGATCTGCGCTCGCGTCCTTCCGCTGGCCCAATCCGGCCAGTTCTCAATATTGTGCCGCAGCGACTTGATGCGATCTTCCAGCTGGCCAACGGCATCGACCGGCGCCAGGATGCCTGCAGCAAACTCCTTCAGCTTGTTCGTGAAATCGACCCACGTCGGCATCAGCTTCGCGGCAAGCGTCCTGTTGAGCATTTCGCTCTTCAGGTCCATCAGCGCCAGCTTGTCGGCCGCATCGTCGGCCGCCTTCACCAGGTCCGAACCCATCACTAGGCCCATCTTCTGGGCCTGTCGGGCGAACTCCTCGATCCGCTCCTTGCCGCCGCTCAGGATCGGCAGAAGCTTGGCTCCGCCCTTGCCGAGCAGATCCATCGCAACCTGGATGCGCTGCGCCGGGCTTTCGATCTTGCTGATTGCTTCGGCGGTGTCGACCAGAGCGGTGAAGGTGTCGCGCACGCCGCCAGCGCTGGTGCGCGTCGCCACGCCGAGCTTGTTGAACGTCTCGCCGACCTTGCCGCCCTCGGTCGCCGCCTCGGCCAGGCTGCGCGAGAAGCGGCCCATGCCGGTGGTGATGTCGGCAACCTGCGCGCCGGCCTGCACGCCGGCTGCGACCAGAACCTGCAATTGGTCGGTGCTGATGCCGGCCTGCTCGGCCAACTCGGCTAGGTCGCCGGCGGCGGACAGCGCTGCGCGGCCGGTCTGGTAAAGCTGCTGCGCGAAGTCGATCGACAGGAAGCCGACGCCTGTCGCGATCAGGCTCTTGAATGCCCGGTCGAGCTTGCCGAGGTGACCCTCGATGCCGGACACGCCCTGCCGCATGGCCTGCTCGGCCGCCCGCATGGCGTTCTGCAGCTGACTGGGGTCGCCAGTCAGCTCGATGGTCATCTTGTCGAGGACGGCCATCGACTACCCTCGAATGGAGTGCTTGCGCACCACGCCTCGGATGGCTTGCCGGATCTGCCGCATCACCGGGCGCATGACCCGGCGGAAGGCCGGCAGGAGGAAGGGCTGAGCGTTCGCGCCGAGCTTTCGGGTCTGCGCCTTCTTGGATCGGCCCCGGCGGATGGTGACGGCCACCGCCCGGTTCGTGCCGAACTCGACGAACCAGCCGTAGTTGAAGGCGTGCCGGCCGCGCTTTGCCTTGGCCATAACGTCAATGGCCCAGCCAAACTTGCCCTTGGGAATCAGCGTGATGCTGTTCTTGAGGTCTCCCAGGTCGACCGGCACGCGTGCGCGCGCCTCGCTGACCACCCGAGGCCCGGCATCCCTGATCTGCTGCTGCAGTTCGCGCTGCACCGCCTCCGGCAGCTGCCGGAACTTCTGCGTGATACGCGGCACGTCGCCCTTGCGGATGCCCGACATGCGCGCTACCTCATTTCCCGTTATGGTTGAGGCCCCCAAACGGGAGGATGGGATGCGTGCATTAACCTTTGTGGCCCTGGCGCTGCTGGCCGGCTGCATGGCGCCAGACCCGCGGTTCGACAGTGACCCGGTGTTCCGGCAGGCGTCGCTCGAGTGCAGGTTCGAAGCCGAGAAGGCGACCGCCAGCGGCCGGACCATGGCCGACCGCGTGAGCGGCCATATCTCGGTCTACCAGTCGTGCATGCGGGTGAAGGGGTATTAGAACCGCTCCCCGCGCTTCTCCTTCTCGATCCAGTCCTGCATTTCCGCCCGCGTCGGCGCCTTGGCCTTGGCGCCGCCGTCCCGCTTGGCGCCCTTGCTGGCCGCGAAGCCGTCCGCCATGGAGATGAATTCCCGCGGCGTGGTGCTCCAGAACACGTCGGTCGGCATGCGCATCGCGCCGGCCATTTCGAGAAAGCGGTGCCAGGTCAGGTCGTCTGTGTCGTCACCTGATCCGTCACCGCTTCCCCGTTTGGGTCGGCAGGCGTCAGCGCCAAGTTGAGCATCGCGCGCAGATGCGGGAGCAGCGCCACGAGGCCGGCCTGCATGACCAGTTCCTTGATCTGGGCGAAGGTCAGCTTGCCACCAGCGGCCTGGCCGCACCGGTGGATAATCACCGCAGCCTCGCGGAGCCCGGCAAGCGACATGGCGAGCGGGATGATCTTCTCGCCGAGCTCGGCCTCGATCTGCACCAGCGCGTCGAAGGTCGGCCGGAGCACGTAGCGCTCATGTCCCGGCAGGTCGATCGTGACCTCGCCACGGACCGGGTTGGCGGTTTTCTCGCTCACTGGCGCGGCACCCGGAACGGGTTGACCGTGACCGAGGTCGTGGTGCTGTAGGTCACCGCCACCCGGCCGTTGCTGTCGTTGAAGCTGGTCGGGAACGGCCCGAAAATCTTGGTCGTGCCGGCGCTCACCGAGCCGCCGCCGTTCGGGTTGTCGAGCAGGCCGACGCCCGGCACCAGGACTTGCGTGGTCGCTGGCGTGATGGTCACGGTCACCGACCCGCTGCCGCCCTTGGTCACAACGAAGATCGTCCGGTGGTCGTCCGGGTTGGCGAAGCTGTCGCCGGATACGCCGGCCGCAGTCAGCGTCATCTCGACGCCGGTGTCGGCCGTGTCGTTGACCGTCAGCACGGCGGCGCCGAGCTGAATGGGCAGCAGGAGCAGCGCGGCGAGTGCCGCGCCGAGGAGGCGCTTCAGCATGGGGGTCTCCCGAGGGATCAGACGGTGGTGAAGGTTATTTCGCCGCTGGACTCGAAGGTCGCGGAGAAGGTCTGCTCGTTGTCGAAGCCGCCGCTTACCGAATAGGCGGTGATCTGCCATGAGCCGTCGAGCTTGTCGCCGTCGCCGAACACCATGCCGAACGTGTTCAGCGTGCGCGCCTTGGCGTAGCCGATCAGGGTCATCATGTCGTCGTTGTCCGTGACCACGCCCGAGGCGCTGATGCTGACCGAGGTCACGCCCGCGCCGGCCAGCAGCTCGCGGTAGCCGCCGCTGTCCTTGTTGGTCACGTCGACCGGCGTGCCGTTGATGGCGAAGCTGGTCTCGCGCAGCGCCGCGATGGTGGTGCCGGCCGCCGCGGTGCCGGACTTCAACAGCATTGAGCGGCCCGTCTGAGCAGCCATGGCGAAACTCCGTCGATCTGTGGAAGGGCCTTGCCCAAGGGCTCAGGGGCGGCCGGCTAAGCCGGGATCAGGTGTCTTCGACGATGAAGCGGTAGCGTGCGACGCCGTGCCAGGTCTCGCCGTCCGGATCGAGCAGCGTCTCGGCGAACTCGAAATGCGCCTCGACCACGGTGTGGCCGGTGACGCTCAGCAGGTTGTGGTGCAGCGTCGCCTTGATGGCGTCGAGGATCTGCTTCGCCTCTTTCCGGCCGTTGTAGCGGGACCAGGCGTGCAGCGTCAGCGTGTGCTCGGAAATGTCCGTCGTCTTCGTCCCCATGTCGGAAACGGTGTCTTCGCCGATGGTGATGCACGGGTAGCTTGCGCCATCCGCTGGCGGCTCGTCATAGATGCGCGCCGGGTTGCCGATCAGCGCCTGAATAGCGGCGGCATCGGCAAGCGCGTCCCCTATCGCGCCCTGAAGCGGCAGGCTGGCGTCGCTGGGCATCTACGTCGCAGCCCCACGGTCGCAAAGCATCTCGAGCCAAGTCCGGCGCAGGTCTGGATCGACGCAGCTGCGGATGTTGTAGTCAACGCCGCGCACCGTGGCCTTCTTCGCCGCCGTCACGTCGCTGCGATAGCGGATCACGATCAGCGTGGACACCTCGGCCTGCTGCCCCGGCCCGATCTCGATCTCCCGCCCGCTGATCGGCTTCACCTTCGCCCACACCGTCGCGAGCAGCGTCCACGCCACCGATCGGCCGCGATAGCCGTCGGCCACGCCGGCGTCGCTGTAGATGCTCACTCGCTCGCGCAGTTCCGATGGCGAATGCAGGTTCGTCGGCATTCACCAACCCCATTCGATGAACGGCAGCACGGCCAGCCACAGCCCGGCAAGCCACGCGTCCCGGCGGCTCATCCGAAGATCTTCATCCGGTACTTGAGCAGCAGCGCATCGGCGGTCAGGCCGATGTCGATCGCCTGGCCGGCGCCGAACTCCATCGGCAGGCGCCGCTCGTACCAGTGCGAGGCGATGAACGCGATGGCGTGGCGGATGTCCTCGGGCACGTCGGTCGGGTTGCTGCCGTAGCCGGCGATGAACCGGATCGTCACCTGATTGAGCTTGCCCGAGCCGTAGAGGGCCGGGAGCTGCGCGGCCGGCGCGACGCAGATGCGGCCCGGCGTCGAGTAGATGTCGACCTGATAGTTGCTCGAGGCCCAGGTCTGCGTCGTGTTGTTCGCGTCGATGTAGCTGATGCTGGTGACGCTCTGCAGCGGCGGCAGCGGCGCCTCGGCGCCATAGATGCCGTTGCCGAGGTCGCGGAATGCCGGGCACCAGTCGTCAAGCCGCCAATCCCAGGTCTGGGTCATCAGCGCGCGGCCGAGAATGCCGTCCTTGCCGTCGAGGTAGGACATGGCGGCGCTCAAGTAGGCGCGCAGCAGATCGTCCTCGGTCGTGCTGTCGATCCGCGCCTGCGACTTGAAGCGGTCGAGGTCGATCGGCAGCTCGTCGGCCGCGGCCGTCACCAGGGCGAGCGATCCGATCATGCCGCCCTCACGAGAAGAAGCTCGGCGCGCAGCGGATGCGCGATTCCTGCGCCGCCTTGTTCGACCCCGTGCCGGCCCAGCGGATGCGGTATTCGCCCGCCGTGTCCAGATCGAGGTCGATGTAGTAGATGCCGGTCGCGGACTTCACGACCTCGGCGTCAGTCGGATAGGTCTTCGTCACCGACGCCGCCGCGCCCGGCACGCGATAGGTGACCGATACCCCCGTCGGATCGACGTCGGTTCCGGCCGAATTCTCAAACGTGCAGGTCGAGCGGACCTTGCTGCCCACCGGGTAGCTGTTCGCCATGCGGGCACCTCAGCTCGGCGCGATGGTTTCGGTGAGCGTCGCGGTAGTGACCAGCGCGTCGGTCAGGGTGGCCGTGGTGACCAGGGCATCGACATGAGTCGCTGTCGTTACCGCCGCGTCCGTGATCGTCGCTTCGGTCGGTACGCTCGGCTGTGTCGGCTGCGGCAATTCCAGCGTGAAGCACGCCGGATTCAGTGCCGTGACTAAAACCCGGTAGCGCACCGGCTCGTTGAGCGCGGCGAACCAGCGGTCGACCGTCGTTGCCTCGGGCTCGGTCAGCGCCCGTTGATCGATCGCGAACGCCTGCTGCTGCGCCGTGAGTAACGCGCGGAACTGCACCGGCTCCGAAAGCGGTCTATGCCACTTGTCGGCGGTGATCGTCTCGGCGGCGGCCAGCGGCCGAACGTCGCCGGCAAAGAACTGCTGCGCCGCGCTGCGCAGTGCTGGCGCAATCCTGACCGGCTCGGCGAGCGGGATCAGCCAGCGGTCGACGGAAACCGTTTCCGCCGCCGTCAACGCGGTCGGGTCGACCGTGAACGCCTGTTGCAGATCGGGCCGCAGCCCAACCTTGAGCCGCACCGGCTCGCTCAATCGCTGTTGCCAGCGGTCGAGCGTCACGCTTTCCGGCTGCGTCAGCGCGCCTTGGTCGACCGCGAATACCTGCTGTCGACTTGCATGCAGCGCCGGCTTGACCCGTACAGGCTCCGACAGCGGGATCAGCCAACGGTCAACTGTGACCGTCTCGGGCGCCTGCTCCGGCGGGGCGAACAGCGCGCCAACGATGAGCGCGACCGGAAGTACGCGGCGCCGCACCGGCTCACTCAGCGGCTGGCGCCACCGATCCGCCGTGACGGTCTCCGGCGCAGAAAGGACCGGCTCCGTCCTGGACGGGTAGATGACCCAGGTCATGCGACGCCCCTAATTCAGAAGCCGTAGCTTCTCCGAACGTCCGCTCGAGCCTCGATGCGCCGCAGCTTTTCCTCGAGCGGATCGCAACCTTTTCCAACACAGGACGGGCAGATTAGGCCCGCGCAGACGGAGCAAAAGCCGCCGATGTCGTCGGCTCGCTGCCGTGCCTCGACCCGCACGACGCGGTTGCAGTGCGAGCAACTGAAAGTGTCGTGTTCCTGCGGCGCCCCTTCCGGTTGGGTAAGGATTCCGTAGCCGCCGGGGCGCCGCATCATGGCGTTACTCCTTGTGGTACATGCCGCCGGTCGCTACTGCGGTGCCGCTGGCCGACAGGCAGCGCAGGGCAAGGCCGTTCAGGTTGGTCGCGGGGATGACCAGCTCGGAACCCGGCGCCGCAACCCACCGGTATGAGGCGCGCTGGTTGATGCCGATGTTGAACACGCTCGACGTGGCCGTGATGGTGCCCTCCGCCGTCGCATTCGCGGCGCCAACCGTATCGGACGCCGCATCGGCCGGATCGAGCGCCAGCGGCGTGACCGCCGTCGCCGTGCCGTCTGCGGTCTGGCGCGAAATGTCGAACTGGTAAGAGGTATCGGCCGGCGTGCCGAGCGTACCGATCAGCACGTCATATACCCAAGCGCGCCGCAGCGTCGCCGTCGCGGCCTTCAGCACGAGGAGCGTCTTGTAGGACGAACTGATGGCCTGCTTCGTGCCAGCGAGGTCGTTGTTCGAGTGATAAAGCGCCATGGTGTGCCCCTTCGTTCAGGCGATGGTCTGATTCCGAGCCGAAGACTGGCGCCGCTCGCGCGCAGATAGATCAGGCCGCGACCATGATTGGTCTACGAAACGGGTAGGGGGCGTCGTTGACAAGGCGGGCGACGGTGGTGCCGCTGGTGAACGGATACGCCAGCCCATTGCCGCTATTGTAGAGGCTGGCCCGCTCGTCACTGGTCAGCACTCGCTTCCAGAAGCCGACCTCGTCAACGATGCCGTCGAAGAACTCGGCAGTGTTGCCGCGCGCACCGATGCGGAAGGGCGCCGCGCCATCGTCGGTTCCCGTCGTGTGCGAGACGCTGTCGACAGCGCCGTTGTTGACCTGGATGTTCATCGTATTGTTGACCGAGTCATGCCAGGCAACGATGAAATACCAAGTGCCAGTTGACGGGGCGCCGAGGTTGTTTGCCGACAGAATGGTTGCCGAAGCGCCGTCAAACAGGATGAAGCGAAACCTTGGCGTCGCCGATGCAAAGCCGATGATGTATTCCCGGTTCGGTGAAGTGGCCGTGTCCTTGCTGATTATGTCTGCATTGGCGGCCAGGGACTCGGCGTTCACCCACAAAGAAAACGTGAAGTCGATGTCGCCCGTCGATAGACTGGCATTGTCGGCGATGGTGAAATACTCGCTGGCGCTCGATTCAAAATCCCGTCCGCCGCTGATCTTGCCTGTGGCCGCCCCCACGGTGTTGGTGTCGGTGAGCGTATTGCTGCCGTGCGCGTCAAGCGCATTGCCGCTCGCCTCGTCGAGCTTCCAATACGAGATAAGATCGTCGGTCAGTGCCACGAGGCGTTATCCCCGGAACTTGCTGAACGCCTGATCCATGGCGGCGAGCACGTTGCTCACCGAGCCATTGCCGTTGACCTTGCTAAGCATGCTGTTCAGCTCATCCCAGGCCGCCTTTGACATGGCGTTGCTGGTGAAGCCGAAGCGGGTCGTCACTTCGCCGAAGTGCGCGGCGTCGGAGCCGTCGCCGTCGATCATCAACGTCATGGTGGCGACCAGATCAATGAGGCCGTCTCGGCCTTCCTCCAGCATCTGCAACCCTCGGCGGAGCATGCGGCCGTGACTGATCTGGTCGTTGAAATGCAAATTCTGGATTGCCATTTCGAGTTCTCCTAAGCCACCCCCGTCACGCGCCCATCGGCACCACGCTGGGCCATCTTCACCACGTTGCCGCGCCGATCAGCTCAGGATGATGTGAAGCGTGCCCTGCTTGGCATTGCCGCCTTGGGCCACCACGATCTTGATGCGGTCGCGCGCCACCGCGATCTTGTCCTCGACCGGCTCTCCGCCGGCGGCATAGAGCGAAGCCGCCCCGAGCACGTCGTGCGTAGCCTGGCGTGGCGCGATTGTGGCGCTCGCCGTCACGTTCGATTGCGACCACACCGCCTCTCCGGTCGCCTCGACCGTCACGGTGAAATCGACGGTGTTGTCGAACGGGTTTGTGCCGTGCTTGACGTAGCGGATTTGGCTGATGCGGCCGTATTGGATCTGGTCGGAGTAAACCGTCGCATCGCCCGAGGCGTCGACGGTGATGTCGACCACGAGGCGCTGAACAAAGCTCATCGTTTCGTCTCCATCCAATCGCGCTCGAGGCCGTAGGCTTGGGCGAGATCGCGCAGCGCCGGGTTGTGCGGCGACAGTTCGTAGGCGCGCGCGGCAAGTTCGGCAGCGGTGCCGACCTGCCCGGCTCGGAACTGCACCCGGGCCAGCGCGCCGATCAGGTCCGACGCATAGGGGTCGACCGCCAGCACGCCGGTCAGGATGGCGATCGCCATGTCGGGCGGCAGGCCGTCGCCGTAGGTCAGCACCAGGTTGCCCGGCTGCTTCTGCGCGTGCGGCAGATGCGGGCCGAGCGTCGCGGCAAAGTGAGCCGAGGGGAATCGGTTATGCCAGAGCCCGTCCGTGTGCCAGCGTTCGGCCCACAGGGTCTGCCACGCGAAGATCAGCCCCACCGCGGCAAAGCCGGCCCGCCACCAGCGCGAGAAGCGCGGCAGTGAGCGGCATTCGCAATGGGAAACCCACCAGCGCCATGCCGAGCCCGGCGATGAGGACGTATCGTGCCGCATCGTCTCTCCCGCGCAGCGCCAGGATGACCAGGCCGAACAGCAGCAGCGCGCCGGGCCCGTGGTCGAAGAGCAGTTCGATCGGCTCGGAATGCGCCTGCGTCGGCCGACCGTTCACCATGTCGTGCCGCCGCGCCTCGGCGGGGAATTGCACGTAGAACGAGCCGACGCCGTTGCCCGCCCAGGTCATGCCGGCGAAGGCGTCGTGCCAGATGTCCAGCCGCTCGCGCACCGAATGCCAGCGGCCCGAGGCCGAGAACGCCACGCCCAGCACCAGGATCGGCACCAGCAGGATCGCGGCCACGCGCGCCCGGCTCCACAGCCAGGCGATGCCCGCCAGCGCCACGCCCAGCACCGCGCCGCGGCACAGCGGCAGCGCCAGCGCGAGCCCGGTGCCCGGCAGCAGCCACCAGAGCCGGTGCGCCACCAGGCCGACGCAGACCAGCCCAGCGGCCTCGGCCATGACGTTCCGGTTGGCGAACAGCCCGGCCGGCACGTTGACCGATGGCACCTCCTGCCAGCCCAGCAGTTGCGCGAGCGCGATGGCGCCCGAGACCGACATACCGAGCCCGGCCGCGATCCAGACCGGCCGCAGCGTGCGCAGCTCGGCGCCGATCACGAACAGGCCGGCCAGCAGCAGCCATTGCCACAGCGCGCCGGCGCCGTACCAGAACACCGGCGTCCAGGCGAGCGACAGGGCGGCCCAGGAGAGGAAGGCCGCCCCGATCACCCCCGCCGGCGACAGCAGCTGCGGCCGAACCGACCACAGCAGCACCGGGACGCCGACCGACAGCACTGCCCACCGAGGCGCTACCGCGGCATTGCTGAACCACGGCCAGAACGCCAGGGAGGCGACGAGCACCAGGGCGGCGGTACGCCCCTCCAAGCTCACGAGCCGCCGCAGATCCAGTCAACGAGCTCAGTCGCGGTGCTCGCCGTGTAGGTGGTCACGCTGGCCGAGGTATGCCGCCAGGCGTAGAGGATCAACTGTCCGGTGGCGCCACCGTGCGTGATCAGCACCGTCGACACGAGGTCGGTCGGCGCCGCGCTGCCGCGCTTCATCACCGTGCAGGCCGAGATCGTGGTCAACCCGGTGGTGATGTAGGTCGGGTTTGAGCCGTCGAGCGCAGTCGAGCCGCGCGCGATCAGCACCGACGAGCCGTTGATCGTGAAGGCGCCGCCGCTGGCGATCGCCAGCGTGCCGCCCGACGCCACGGTCAGTGTGCAGCCCGAGCCGGCCGTCCAGGCCGCGCCGCCCTGCGTCATGTAGCAGGCGACGTTCTGGGCAAACGACTTGCCCGGCTCGGTGAACAGGAAGCCGAGCAGCAGCGCCAGCGAGGCGAAGCCGGCCACGGCCAGTTGCTTCAAAAAGCGGATCATGGTCGGCCTCGCTCAGCTCAGGGTGATTAGACCGTGCCTTCAGCCGGGGTGTTGTGCACCTCGGGCGTGATCACGGTCGCGGAGTCGTGCGTCACCGGCACATTGCGGGCGCCGTAGAGCAGCGCGAGCGCAAAGTCCACCGCCGAGTTCTGCGTCGCGCGCAGGATCTCGAGCCGCAGATAGCGCTCGGCCGGCCGGATGATCTCGGTGACCGCCACCTTGTTGTCGTCGGTGTCGGCAACCGTGATCGACGTGCCGGCCAGGTCGGCCGCATCGCTCAGGGTCGACACCGCGCCCTGCTGCACATTGATCGACGTTGCGGCGCCGGAGGTGATGGCGCCGAAGCCGACCATGAACTGGACGGCATCGAAGCCGGCCATGTCGATGATGTCGCTGGCGACGTTCGACGTGCCGGCCGCGACGGTCCAGCCGGACGCGTCCGGCTTGAGGCGGACGATCTTCACGTCCTTGCTCAGGTTCTTCAGCATCGTGATCTCCTATGGGAGAGGCTGTTGCGGCCGATCAGGCGGCGTTCTGGAAGTACTTGATCGGGTGGGTGCCGGCGTCGACGATGCCGCCGTCCCAGCGCTGGAACGCAACGAACGCCGTCTGATTGAGCTCGGCGTAGCGCTCGCTGAGGCGCATCACCAGCGCGCCGCTGACGCGCCGGATCATGTACTTGCGGAAGTTGCCGTAGAGGATCGACTTCGCGCTCGACGCCATCGTCGCCATGTGCTGGTTGATGGTGTAGGGGTCGTTCATGATCGTGTCCGGCGCACCGACCAGCGGCACGCCCGGACGCCACAGGTACTGGCCCTGGCCGTCCTTCAGCTGCGTGATCTCGCGCAGCGTGGTGTCGTTGAACATGAACCGCGCGCCGTTGCGGTAGGCCGGGTCGACCGAATGCTTCAGGTCGATCAGCTCGTCGAAGGTCACCGCAGCGGCGCTCGCGCCGCTGACGCCCGAGGTTGCACCGGTGACCACGCCGGCCGGCTTGGCCGCGCCGTCACCGACCGTCAGATGGCGGTGCACGCCGCGGGCGATGCGCTCGCCGAGCATACCAGCCAGCATGGAGCCGACATCGACGGCGCTGTCCTGCAGCAGCTGATTCGACACCTTCACCAGCTTCGACGTGTAGGTGTAGGCGCGGAAGGTCACGGCCGCGAAGCTCGCATCCTGCTCCGATGCGCTGGCCGGGTTCTCGCCGATCAGCGCGCCCTCGTTCGAGGTGTCGTCGTTCATCGGCATCAGGATCTCGTTGCCCGAGTCCGTGGTGATGATCTCGCAGCCGGCGCTGAACATGCCACCGAAGTCGAGCAGCGCCCGCTCCATGCGCTGCATGAAGACACTCGGCACGGTGTAGCCGCCTTCGGAGGCGACCCCGCCCGACTGCGCGGCCTTGAACCGGCGCTGGAACTCGGCGCGCTGCTTGTCGTCCATGCCGCTCGGGCCGTGACGCAGATAGGCAGCGAAGGTCTGCTCCTGGAACTCGCGCCGCTCCTTCTCCTGCTCGGGGTCGGTGCCCTTGCGGTCGGCCGCGGCGCGCATGTCCTCCAGGCTCTCGGCCTCCTCGCGCTCCAGGCGCTCCAGGCGGTCGATGTCCGCCTTCATGGCGTCGACCTGGCCCATCATTTCGTCGAACTTGGCCTTCTGCTCGGCGGTCGGGGCCTCGCCGGAAACCAGGGCGCGCGCATCTGCGACGAGCTTCGCGCGCTGCTCACGCAGCTGCTTGGACTTCATGGGGTAGGCTCCATCAATGGGATGCGGCGCCGTCCGGCGCTGCGTCGCCTTGCCCAAGGGCTATCGGGCTACCCGCGGCTAAGCGGGATCTCAGGTCAGGCCGCCTCGGCCTCGGCGAGGCGCAGGCGGCGCATGCGGGTGTCGTGCTCGGACGCCGCCAGCGCGGCCAGCCGCTTCACTTCCTCGGCCGCGGCTGCATAGGCGATTTCCTGCGCGATGCTGTCCTCGATCTTCGGCGCCTTGGCGATCTCGTCGGCCAGCCCGGCGTCAACCGCTTCCTCGGCGGTGTACCAGGTCTCGGCGTCCATCACGGCCGACATCTCCGGCGCCTTCTTGCCGCTCTTGCGCGCGTAGGTGTCGGCGATCTGGCCGTCGATCTTCTCCATGACCGCGGCGGTTTCGAGCATGTCGTGCCGGTTGCCGATCACCAGGCCCCAGCAATTGTGCAGCATCATCATCGACTGCTCGGCCATGATGACGTTGCCGCCCGCCATCGCGATCACCGAGGCGATCGAGGCCGCGATGCCGTCCACATGGACGGTCACCGGCTCGGCGCGCGCCTTGAGCGCGTTGTAGATCGCCAGGCCATCGAACACGTCGCCGCCCGGCGAGTTGAGCCGCACGGTCAGCGGGCCGGAACCGACCTCTGCCAGCTTCTCCATGAACGCCTTGGCGGTCAGCCCGAAATAGCCGATCTCGTCATAGATCAGCACCTCGGCCGCCTTGTCCTTCTCGGCCGCCTTCGCGGCAAAGCCGGTCGGCAGCTTGGCGCCGATCCAGCGCTGCAGGACTTGCGCGGAGAACCGGGCCTCGCGGGATTCGTAGCTGCGGCGCATCGGTCACTCCTCTGCTGGCGCAGGAACGGGCGCGGTGGGCGCCGGCGCCGGCTTCGGCTCGAGCGCCTGCTTCAGCGGCACGTTAGTTCCGTTGACCAGGGGCTCGTCGCCGCCCTCGACTGGCGGCCGGTTTTTTACCTTGCGATACTCATTGATCAGCAGCACGCCCGCGCTGATTTCCTTCTGCGCAACCTCGGCCGACTTCACCGGGTCCATTTCCATCAAGGCTTCGCGCTGAAATTCGATGAAGTATTCGCTACCGGCGAACAACTTCATGTTTAGCTCTGACTCGGCGCGCCGCAGAATTGCATTCAGCGTCGTCTGCAGCCAGGCGAGGTTCATCTCGGCGAGGCCGCTACCCCAGCTGGTCGACTTGTCGGTCTCGTTGAGCAGATGCAGCGGAACCCCGAAGAACCGAGAGATATCGGCGACCGTGAACCGCAGCATGTTGATCGTGCCGAGGTCTTCGGCCGACATCTGCATCGGCGTCAGCGTGGTGTCGTGATCGCCGAAGATCACCTTGCCGGCGTTGGCGCGGCCAGCATATTGGCGCTCGAACTCCGCGCGCATGCGCGCAAACGAATCCGGGCTGACCTTCTGCGGCACCGTCACGTAGGCGCTCGGGCGAGCCGAGTTTTCATGGATGATGCCGACCTGCTCCGACAGCAGCCGGTTCAGCGCGATGGCATCGCGGGCATGATGCCGGATGCGGGAGACGCCCTTGACCCCGTCAAAGCCGATGCCGGGGATGTGGATTATATCCTCTTGATCGACCCACTCGACCCGCTGCGAACCGTCGAAGTCGTTATCCGTGAAGGTGCAGCGGTACTTGTTCCGGTTGCCGACGCGGTAGACCTCGACATTCCAGGGCATCACCGGCTCGAAGCCGACCACGCGCCCGGCGTTGTCGTAGCGGATCACCGAGTAGTGGTTGCCCCAAAGCTGCTCGTTAACGATCCAAAGCTCTCGCCAGGTAAAGGCCGTCATCGCGCGACCGGGGTAGGGCGCGACCTGAAACATCGGCTGCAGCTTGTGGCTAGGCGCCAACTCTCGGCCGCCGTCAGCAGTGCGCCTGTAAATCTTCAATGGCATGCCGGCGATCATGCCGCTGACCATCGACACCGATCGGTAGACCGCCGAGCACGCCATCGAGGTGCGCTCATTGACGGCGGGGCCAAAGCCTGAGGCGCTGCCGCCGGCCATCCAATCCTCGAGCCACGGCGCCGGGTTGCTCAGGCTGGTGTTCGGGTTCTCCGGCGACGCAGCGAAGAACCGGGGTTCTACGCGCTCACGGGCGGCCGGGCGGAAGTAGTCGAGGAGGCCCAAAGATCACCCCAGTCGTAAATCGATCTACCGGGCGCCTCCGGGTTCATCGACATCAGCGCCACCGCGTTGAACATCGCCATCAGCGGGTCGATCTTCGCCGAGCCCGCCGCCTGCTTCGTGATCAGGATGGCGTTTCCGCGCGGTTCCACCTTGGCGTTACCGACGCACCAGGCCATCAGCGCCTGCCCGGCATGTAGCAGCGAGCTATCCGCGAGCTTGCGTTCTGCGGTCTTGATCGCGCCGACCAGCTTCCACCCTTGCGGAATGCCGACGATGCGGTCGCCGTTGATGCCCTTCTCGTCCAGCGCATCCACCAGCGAACCAATGCCGGCCGGATCCAGCCCCACCTTGTCGAGCTTGCCCGCATCCTCGGCGAGCATGATCGTATCGACGATGTCGTCGATGTCGCGGCCCAGGTCGCGCACGATGGTGAGCTCGCCCGCGGCCTCCAGGTCGAGCAGGCGCGACGCGATGTCCTTGCGCAGCTCCAGCACCGAATCGTGACACCAGGCATGGCACCACAGCAGCCAGCGGCGCGTCACGACTTCGCGCCCGAGCACCGCCAGGCCGTACAGGTCGTCAAGGCCGCCGCCGTCCGCTCCGACCGTGATCACCTCGCTACGGGCGATCAGATCGTCGAGCGTCAGCGTCGTGTCGGCCCGGCGTTCCCAGAAGTTGGCACCGATCCAGCCATCGGTTTTCAGGCCGAGGCCGATCTCGACGTTGAAGTGCTTGGCGAGGAACAGCTTGAGCGCCGCCGGCCCTTCGCGCGTGTGTTCGGCCAGCTTGCCGCTCAGCCACTCCTCGTCGACCGAGCGCCCCAGGCTTGGGTTCGGGATATGCCACGTCTTCGGGTCGAGCCACGCCTGCGCCTTCTGCATCGGCACCGGGTACTCGTAGATCACCGGCAGCGACGATCGATCGACCAGAACACCGTCACGGATCTGACGGAAGCGCCGCAGCTTCGATGCGAACACGCCCGCCGGCGGATCATCCGATTGCGTCGAGGCGTAGACCACGAAGCCCTCGGGCCGCGCCGCGAGCGAGCCCGTCGCCTCCGACAGAATGTTCGCCGCCGACGCCTTCTTGCCGAACAGCCACAGCTCGTCGATGAAAACCGCAATTGCCTTCTGGCCGCCCAGCACGTCGGCGTCGGCCGACTTCACCGAAAGCACCGAACCGTCGAGCCGATCGACAATCTCGCGCGTCGTGTCGCTCGGCTTGTACCGAGCCAGCAGCGCCTTGTCGGCCTTCACCATCTGGTAGGCCGGCGTAAAGCTGTTGTCGGCAACGTCCTTCGTTGGCGCAAGGATCAGGAACTCGCCGCTGACCCTCTCGTTCATCACCAGCGCGGTCATCATGATGCCCGCGGCGATCGACGACTTGCCGTTCTTCTTCGCCACGAAGAAGAAGAACTCGCGGATCAGCTGGCGCCGGCGCTCGGGGTCGAACGCGCCGAAGATTGCCCGCACCAGGTCGAACACCCAGGGCGCGCACGCCTCGCCCATGGTCGGTTGGCCGATGACGTCGACCATCCGGAAGCGCTTGAAGATGCGCAGCGCCTTGTCGGCGCGGGCCTTGTTCAGCGGCAGCGCCGGAATCAGCGACTGCCCGGCGGCAATCCGGCGCTCCCAATCCGGAACCGCGGTCGACCAGGTCAGTTCAGCGGCCCGGCCGGCGGCTTGAGGTCGTCGCCCCATTCGCTGTTCACCCCGGCGGCTTCGGCCTCGGCCAGCTGGCGTTCCTTCTTGCCGATCGGCTCGTCGGCGGCGCGCCGGTGCACATAGGGCGCCGCCGCCATCGCCATGCGATCGCGCCGCGCCGCCTCGGCGGTCTCGTCGTTCATCACCGCGAGCATGTACTCGAGCGGCGTCACCTTCGCCGAACGGGCCGCCTGCTTGATGTCCGGCGGAACGGGCTTCGTCGATTCGAGCGAGCCCTTCCGCGGCCTGCCCGCTCCCGGCCGTGCACCACCGCGCGCCATGCTGTCCTGCCCGTTTGATTAGCCAGCCGGGGAATTGATTGAATTCAGTCCGGCTCAGATTTCGTGAAAATGAG